TCGTAAGTGGCTGCAACTGCTTCAACAGCAGGGGTCACAACGTCTTCATAGACTGCTGGAGTGATCTCGTACTCTTCGTCCCGCATGGCGTCCTTATCACCAGAGACAGCGCGTGGGTGCATCTCTTGTAGTTCGTGAGCAAGGAAGCCATCGTGCCAATCGGTACTGTCGATTTTGAAGGTGTAGGTACACGGACGCATTGCCTTTACGATGTCCGCAGCGCCTGTGATGGGAAGGATGTTCTCTTTCAGGCGGTAATCTGAAGAAGTGTTGTAGGCTGTGGAGGAACCGCTTGTTCGGATAGTTCCAACGCTCCCGTTTGGGTTGTTGAACAGAACCTGTGTCTTCGCACCTGTTGATGTGGAATATAGGGCAACAAGATCATTTGACCCCCCAATGACGTTTAACTTCAAGCCAGTAACACCTGCTGGCATAGTTGAACCGCCGATCCAAGTCCGACCCGATGAGTCAATCCGCATGGCTTCGATAGCTGAACTGGAGTTAAATATTAGAGGTGCGCCACTGCCAGAGCTACTAGCGTTAATAGTCAGGTCAAACGGACTATCAAAGTTCTTTTTGATACTTGCGTAACGTGCTGATACGCCAGTCACACCATTGAAATACAGATTAGAATAGCCCGATGTCGCCTGTAAGTGTGCGTCACCCGCAACCGTAAGTTCCGCATCAGGCGAACTCGTGCCAATCCCCAAGCTCTCAGCACTCGCATCCCAGAAGAACTTTGGCGTGGTGCCTGTGTCTTCGTAGAAGCTGACGTCGCCGCCTGATCCTACCGTCAGCCGTGTAGTGTCTGTTCCTGTGGTGCTTGATTCAATAAACAAATCGCCTGTAGTGGCATTTTCACGACCTACAGACCAATTATAGTCTGAGCTGTATCCGAACCTGATTTGTGATTGCTCAGACAAAACGCCCGAATAGACTGCGGCCCTACCATCCACAGTCAGCCCATCGCTGGTGATAGTACCTGTGACGTCTAGGGCTGTTGCTGGTGTAGTCGTGCCAATCCCAACGTTACCGAGGGACGTGAAGGCTCCTTGGACCGAGACGCTAGACGCGAACGTCGTCGCACCCGCAATCTCCGCCGGAGGGACCGTAGTCATAACCGCAGGGCCCAAGTGAACAACGTAGATGTTATCTGTTCCGCTTGGCGGTGCAGACGTGAATGTCAGCGTCACACCAGAGACGTTATACGCGACAGCCGGGTCTTGGACCACATTTTCTACAACAACGCGAACGTCGTTCGTAAGAGTGGGCTGAGATAGTGTAAAAGCAGTTGCGGAACCAGTACCGTTGAAGCTGTCCTTAACGGTGTTTGTGTACGCCTCCGCGGGTACGTTTCCGATATATGCCATTAGGTGATCTCCAGAATGCTCATCACTACGTCAACAGAAGAAGCTGCGCTTGACTGGACTTTAACACTGTCCGACGTCTCAAGCACTACCTTTTGATCGCCACCGACGATAACAATACTGCCGCCGCTCGGGACAGGAGCGTTCTTGATCAAGTGAGTATCGTTAGACCCGTCGTTGACCGTCGCCGTAATCAAAACCTGAGAAGCCGTGACGTTAGCCACCGCCAAACCGATGACCGTGGTCGCCGTGGAACTCGGAACCGTGTAACTGCCAACCGCCGTAAGCGATGTGCCTACAGCCCGTGAAAGTTTTCTTTTGAACGTGTTCGCCATGTTGTATTACCCCAATGCAATCGCTAGTGCCACTGCCGTGCCAGCAGGGTCTACTTCTAAGTTCGTTTGTGCGCCCGCAATAGTCGAAGCGCCAGTACCGCCGTCCGCAACAGCTAGGTCCGTAATGCCTGTGACCGAACCGCCAGTGATGTTGACAGAAGATATAGCCAAGTTAGCCGTGAAATCAAAGACCGCGGCCCCCGATCCAGCGCCGTCCATGTAAACCAGCTTGGTATCACCGTTGGCAACCGTGACATTGGCCCCCGATCCTTGCGTGAATACCGCAGACTGGCCGGAGTTGTTGTAAACCATGTAGGTTTTCTGAGCGTCGTTCGGCGAAACCGTAACCGTGTTTGTCCCAGAAGGCGAACCGCCCAGAACCAAAACCCTATACATCCCGTCCGACAACGTCCCGTCCGTAGTGCTCAGAGTATGCGTTGTTCCAGAAAGAGTGATCGCCCCGACGCCCGTAAGAACTCGGTCAACGATCTGAAGGTTGCTGTTAGTCGTGTCGCCCCAAGCACCGGACTGCTCACCTGTTGCGATGAGCTCAATGCCGTTGGCTGGTGTATATGTACTAGGCATTTATTTCTCCTATGCCGCTATCTCAGTCCACCCAGGTGACTGAGATGGTTCAACCTCACTCCACCCTGGAGTTTGTGACGGTGCGATACCATTCCAGTTTGGGTTCTGATTAGGGTCTATCTGACTCCAAACGAACACGTTTCCTAGCTCGGCTGCTGCGGACACCCCCGTCACAGAGATATTCGCTTCGGCGACTATCGTGACAGTACCAACATTTCCGGTACTTTCCAAGCCTGTTACTGGGACGATGACTCGAATACCAACGTCTACAGTCCCCACGCCGCCCGCGGCTTCAACACCAGTGGGTAAAACAACCGCATCTGATGTGACAACAACGGAGCCCACGCCGCCCGTGGCTTCAACACCAGTTGGTAAAACAAGCGCTTTGGCGATGATAACAACAGAACCAACGCCGCCAGTTCCCGCAAGGCCTGTGACCGGAACATCGGAAGCAGCCGTAACAACAACGACGCCGACTTCTCCTGCGCCCAGTACCCCCGTAACCGAGGCTACAGCATCCGCAGTTACAACCACGGTGCCTATCTCTCCAAGAGCTTCTTCCTCTTGAACGAGAACATGTACGGAGTTCCCCGACACAGTAACGGAACCAACGGCCCCAGTTCCCGCGATACCCGTTGGGACAACAACGGCCTCGGCGTCAACGACAACAGAACCCACGCCACCTGTGGCAGTGAGTCCTGCGACGGGGACATTGGCTTCAGCAGCAACCGCAACAGAACCGACCGCACCTGTAGCGGCCTCTCCCGTAACAATAACCGGGATAGCCGCGTCCCAAGGGCCTTGGGACCATGTACCTCTACCCCATCCGGTTATTGCAGCCATGAAGAGTTACCTCTTAGGCTATACGGATAATGGCGTTTGTAGCGTCAGCTGTTGGAAACTGAATCGTGAAGTCGCCGTTGGTCGAAGTCTTGTCAGAACCAAACGCCAAGATAACAACCGACTCCGTTGTGCCGGAACCGCCCGCCGTCTGGGTGTTGTAGATCATCGCACCGTTCGCTGTGATTGTAGACGACGTAAACGTAAGGTCGTTGAAATCAGTGAACGCTGTGGTGCCGGACGAGGTTGGCGTAACGTTAACCAACGTGCCGCCGCCTGCGGTATAACCAGTGCCGCTCACCTCGTTGGTGGTGGCATAGTCTGTGGTTGCAGCGGACAGCGTCGCGCTACTTGTGAAGAGCGCCAGCTTAAAAGCGTCCGCTCCGTTCGTAAAGTCGTGCTTGCCTTCAAGAAGTTCGGTCTTGAAGGACGTACACATTGCCTGCGAAATAGCCATTTTAAAGTCTCCTTATTGCGTCAGCCAGTTCAGGGTGCCCTGCATCAGTCAGGGCATTATACACAGTTGTTCGGTCGCTGCGAATAGCTTCTCTCATGTAAAAGGCAACGACCTTTTCCATATGCTTTTGAAACGCTTTAGCTTGGTCCCGTATAGCAGGGTGCGCCGCGTCTGATACACTGATCAGCTTCTCAACACAACGTTCCGCAACTTCGTCAGGGGTAAACCCGCGGTTCTCCGTGGTCTTTACAACCATGAAAGGGGTCTCAGGCACGCTCACGTCTAGTTTAAACATTACTGTTTTGGCCTTACAACTTTGCCAACCCGATACTCTTGGGTGGTCTCTTTAGCTTCGCCCAACATTTTCAAGCCGATCATCGACTCGTTGAACCGCTGATTATACTGCTGCATCACGTCAGGCTCACCCTTCATAAAGATGTATGCCTCGACCAGCGCACCGTACAGCAACGACAGCTCGCCGTTCTGACTAAGCCAAGTCGTTCCGCTGCCAGCCCCTGCAGTGAGACTCGCAGGTCGGTACAGGTAGTGCAGCTCAACAACGTAATTAACATCTGGTGTGGGGCCAACAAGGATGTTGTCTACGTCAAACTGAGCGTAGTACTTCGGCGCACCCTGCGTAGCAGTGTTCGGGTTGTACATCTGGACAAAAGAAACGTCCTTGTATTCGACAAACTCCCGAGATCCGTTCAATGTGTAGCTCAAAGAAAACGGGGCTAAGAAGTCACTTGGGCAGTTCAAGTAGGGGTTTGCCGCCGTCAAGTTCGCCGTCTGGTTTCTGCGGAACAAGTCCAGCTGCACATTCTTGAGAATGCGCTCCTCAGAGGCACGGATGAACAACGGCAGGTTGCCCACAAACGTAGTCTCTGTGTTCTCAGTATAGTCTTGGATCGCCTGCTTTAGCTGATCATATGTAAAACTCATGTCGTTACCACCACTACTGTTCCCACAGAACCTGTCGCAACTAGCTCGTTCGGAGGAGACAAGCCAGGCTGCGCGTTAAAACCTACGGGGTTCCATCCCCATTGAATAGC